GCTAAAGTATTTCCTTGTGTATATTCCCAAGCAAAATATACATCTTTGCCTTGATAGTTTACAGATACATTTGTTGCGTCATCAGGAACGGCAGGTGGCAAAGTAGTTGTAGTAGTGCTTGTTGTAGTTGTACCACCATAGTCACAAGCTACACCAACGGTAGAAGTCCATTCAGAATAACTTGCGTCTGTATCATTGTCTGCTCTAACTTTTGCATTGAACGTTCCTTGTGTATTTCCAAAGATTGATTCTCTATAACTAGCAGAAAAAACATAGCTCTTATAAGACAATGCAGTTTCCCACCCAGTACTATTAGCAACTGCGTAAGCGTCTGCCGTACCATTTTCATTAACATCAAAACCAATAGCGTAACGCTCAGGTGGACTGGATTCAAAGCCGTCTGACTCTTGCCAAGTAACAGTTATGTCTCCATTAGAACTATCACAAGCAATAGATATATCGTAAGGTGTTTGTGTAGGAACGTGGTCAGCTAATGCTATTGAAGTGGGTGCTATTAGAAAAAGTACGCAGGTTATTCTTAATAATGAATTTAATGTAGATAGCACAAACTAGCCACCATTAGTACAACAACCGTTGCCACAACAATCCATTACTTACCTTCTTCAAAAGTATATTTTGGTTTAGCTTGTTCGAGACCATTTTGGATTACTGATAATGCTGATGACATAAATGCGACACCAATAAGCTCTATCATATTTGCGTCTATGATTCCACTTGAGTTTGCAAGATACAATGATATTGCAGACTGGAGTCCAGTTCTAAAAGCCTTGCTTAATATAAATTTCCAATATTCTTTATTTTTCATATCTATCCTATTCTTCTTCTACTTTACCACCGAATTGCCTACGGTTATAATCTTTACACTTTTTATTTCCACATAAGAACTTTTGCGTTGTAGGTATATACAATAAGTCTTTATTACATTTTGGGCATTGAATTATTATGGGAGACCCCCAAGCTAGATTATGTTCTTGTCCTCAAGTTTAGCATTTAGGGTTATGAGATTTCCATTTATCTCAGATAGTTTTTCTTGTATTGTGTCAGGTGCAATCATATCAGGTTGTGCCTTGTTAGATAGTTCAGCACCTAAATTAATGTTTGAATATTCAATAGTTACTTTTTCTCCATTGAGTAGAGCGTCTCGAACTTTAGGGTACATTTTTTTATATGCGTCTCCTGAGCCACCAACAAAGCCGTCTTTACCTTTATCAAGGTCTTGTTGTGTCTCTCCTAGTAGTAAACAACCTGCCGTATGCTCGTCAGTATTGCCAGTATGTATAAGAATGTATTTAAAGTTAGGTACATCTTGAAGCTCTAACATTCCTTTATGAAAAGTTGTACCATATCTTGCTTTATATTTAGTATCGAATCCACCAATATTTCTAAACTTAATCTCGTAAGTTCCTAAAGGTATTGCAGTTTCAGAATGTACTTTAGCGTCCCTGACTTCATCTTCTAAAGTATAGCACTCGAACACACCGTCAATAAAAAGTAAACCATTAGTAGCGTCTTTACCAAACTGGTGTCGAATAACATTTAGTTTCATTAACTAGGTTTTGGATTATCGGATTTAACTTTTGCAATATGGTCTGCCCAAGTAGTTGTATCATTTACAGAATCCCAGTATTGCATATCAAGTTGGTCTTGAATGCTTGCATACGCTTCTTGTCTAGCAGTTTTATAACCGTTTTCTTGTTGGTCAAACTTACTATTAGCTAAATCAGTTATTGCCTGTGCATAATCATTATCGTCAAATTCTAATCTTTGCGAATTGACTTGCTTATACATTGGTTTAGCGTCCTCAATTTCTTGAGTTGCTACTACTGTTAGTTCTTCTAATGTTGCCATAATTATCCTTTCTATCTTATCATACTTTATTTAATTACTTCTTTAAACCATATAAAACAAAGCTAGAACCTGTATCAATATTTCCACTAGCCATTAGAAATTGTATCCCATTTACTAAACTACTAGAAGTAAATGTTCCACCACCTTGATTACCAAACATATTTCCATTGTCATCTCTACAAACCATTTCATTGGTAATAAAAGTGTACTCTGCACTATTGTTTGCATTAAAAATATATATAGTTCCATAACCTGTTTCTTGTGTACCTGTGCCTAACTCTTGGTCTGTTAATTCCCAAGCAGTTTGATTTGTAGCACTATCATTATCAAAACCACTAGCAGTTTTCAAAACTTTATTTGCAAAATCATAATTTGCAGTTGTATTTGGTGTTGAACTTTCAGTAACTCTTGCTGTTAATTTAACATTATCTGTGGTTGGCAAAACATCTTTAACTTGCACTATATACACATCATAAGTGCTATCAATACCAGTAAGTGTTACTGATGATACTGCTGAACTAACTGTTGTTTCTGCTATTTTTATTAATGAACCACTCATTTATTTAACCCCATATACTTTTATGTCAAAATCTCCTGTTTCTGCACCACCATTAATAGATTTAACTGTTATTCCTGTTATTTGTTGTGCAGTTTTTTCTACACCAATTCCTTTTCTACCAAACATACCACTACTATTTTGTCCATTATTTTGATTTGTGCAAAAAGTATAACTAGAACTGTCATAAGGATTAAAATGATAGGCAATACCCTCACTAACATCTCCCTGTACATCATCTGCAAATTGAACTGCTAATAATCCTGTTGAGTTTGCAGCCCTACCTTCTGCAAAACCTGTAAAAGCAGTCAAATCTATGTGTGCATAATCATAAGTAGTTGTTGAAACATCTCCACTAGAATTTCTATACCTATAAGAAATATTGTTGAATGTTGAACTAACATTAGTAACTTCAACAATAGTTAAATAAACACTATATTTATCACTAAAGCAATCATCAACAGATAAAGAAGTAACACTTGTTGCACTAGCAGATTTTATAAATTGAAGTTCAGTAGCCATTATGAGTATTCCTTTATGCCATATAGGGATATGTCAAAACTGCTAAAATTTACACTTGCTGGGCTTAAAACTTGAATTGCATTAACAACATTTGCTTGTGGATAAACACCACTTCCAAATCTCATAAAATAAGTACCATCATCATCTATTGTTCCTTGTAAAGTTTGAAAACTATATTTTGTACTATCACCTAAATTATAATAATAAACATAAGCATTTTGTGGATTGCTTGAACTAGCACCAATAACATTTAAATGAACTTCACTTGTAGTTCTGCTTTCCCCAAATGTTCCACTTGCATTACCATTTTGACTTGCTACTTGATATCCACTTGATACATAACTACTTCCACCATTTGTAGATAATCTTGATGATACATTATCCCCTGATAATATTGCATTATTTATAGTCATAAAATGAACATTGTAAATATCTTCTTTTATATTTGTAAACTGTACAGAACTAACTGCACTTGAATATGTTTGAGTTTCAATTAATTCTAATTGTCCATAGTTAGTGTATTTATCTGCTCTTGTTAAATCATAAATATCTTTAGGTGTAAATATCCCTTTATTATTTCCAAAACTTTGTTCTGGTGCTTCTGGTATGTATCCATATTCACTCATTTAAACCACCTTGTACAATGTAAATTGACTACCAATAGAAAAATTACCTGTACCCTGCCCACTAAATGCTACACCCTCATTACTTTGTGCAACTGTATGAACTCCACCACCTTGTTCTCCATAAAATTGTGCATTAAAGTTAAATCCATTACATTCATAAGTACTAAAACTGTACTCTGAACTTAAAAAAGTATTATATAAATAAATTATGGCATTTGATTTTTCTGTTGTTTGATTTCCTCTTGCAAACATTATTTTTAAATTATTCTGTCCACTTTGTGTATTATTTTGAAATGTTGAAGCTGAATATAAACCTTTATTAGCACTTGAATAATTGTTAGTTGTATCAACTGAGCTATCACTTGCTTTAACATAATTTAAATAAATGTCTGCATTGTCATAATCAGTAGTCATATTATTTATTGTTACCATATAAATACTATCATCATCTATGCCTGTTAATTGAACTTGTGTAACTGAACTTGTTGATACTGTTTCTGTTGCTACTTGTACTAATCCCATTAGCTATCCACTCTCAATCCATAAGTTCTAATTTTTCCATTGTTACTAGCACTTGAATTAAACACAATTTGAAATCCTGTTACAGATGAAGTTTCTGTTAATACTCCAATGCCTTTTGTACCCTGTAATTGTGAATTTACAACATTAGATGACTGAGTTAAACCAAAAGTATAACTACTAGATGAAAATGGATTAAAGAAATAAGCTACAACATTTTGAGTTTCTCCACTACCACTATCATCTTTACCCCAAAAATTTTCCCAATTACTATCATTAGTATTTCTTGCTTCTGTAAATCCTGTATAGTCATTTAGTCTTAAATAAGCCCAGTCATATTCAGATGAAGTTATGACGCTACCACTTGAATTAATAAATTTTAAATCTATATTTTGTGCTGCACTTGAGTTGTCAAAATTCATACAAGTTACTTTATAAATATCAAAATCTGCTGAAAAAACATCTGTAACTGAAACTATACTTACTGCACTTGTTACTAAAGTTTCATTAATTAATCTTAGGTTACTCATATCTGTTTTACTCCATACAAAAAAGCTTCTCCATTTGCAAAGCCACCACCAGCATTTGTTCGAAATTCAACTGCATTCACTACACTCTGAGATGTTCTAACACCACCTCCAAAAGTAGAGTTAAAACCATTATTATCACAAGTTGAATGGTCTGTGAAAAATGTGTACTTGTTTGGGTTTCCTGCATTATACATATAGGTAGTTCTATTACTTCTAGCTTCATCTCCATCACCTGCATTCCCATATAACTCTATAGCAGTTGCATTTGAATTTCTTTGTTCATAAAAATTGCCATCAGCAAAACATCTCTGAACTGCAAATTGATAATTACCACTAGAACTGTCATAAGAAGTTCCACCATTACTTGAAGTTCTATAATAAAAACTACCACCTGCACCATTTGGTTTTGCTTTTACTTGAATAATGTGAACATCATAAATATCCTCTTTTAAATTAGTAAATTCTAAGTTATTAGTTACTGATGTCCAAGATTGGCTTTCAATAAGTTCTAATGAGCCACCCCAACTACCATCTTTAGTAAGTTGTAATATTTCACTAGGTGTATATAAACCTGTATTCTTTTTTACATCATTTGGTTGTGTACCTAAGTAGGACATAATTATCCTTTAGGTTTGTCGTAAGAATGAAACGTTATATTCTGCACTTGATGAAGCTGAACACAAACCTTGTAGCTTGTCCCCAGTTTCTAATGTAATCTTTGTTGTTATCTCTATGGTTGTTCCAAACGGAAGTGAGACATCATTTAAAATGTGTCTTAATGTACCACCTGATTTAGTAACACTCAAATCTATTGTTACGTCTGCACTAGACCCACTTACATTAGATACCAAAATACCTATGACTGTTTCAGTTGTAGATGAAGGAACTGCGTCAACAATATCTCCTGCTGATGTTCCGAGTACACCTTGAACTGAATGTAATGTATCTGCCATTTTTTATCCTCTCTTAACTTAAAGCCAATACTAAACCTAATGATACACCTGCTGATACTAAGTTATTAATATCTGCAACTGTTGTTTTTTTAAGGTTATTACTATCGTCTGCGTCTCCAAATAAAATAATATCTGTTGAAGCTACTGTACCACTTGTTGCTTGTGCAGGTGCTATTGAGAGCGTGGCTACTCCACTTGTTGTTCCACCTGATAAACCTGATGTAGAAGCAGTAACAATAGAGGTTATATCTCCTTCTCCAATGAATGATGTCCAAGAACTTCCGTCATAAAACTGTAATGTATTTGTGTCTTGTAAGAAACAGAACATACCTTCTTCTGCTGAACTGACTGCTGAATCTCTAGCAGACGAATCAGCAAAACGCATGATGACCTGTTCTTGTAGGTATGAGTTAAAATCAGAAGCGTTTACTAAGTCTCCTGTTGTCCAAACTTTAAAGCCTGCCATTTATAAATTCTCCTTTTTACTAAGCATAAACTAACCTTGTTCCTTCTCCAAGTTTCGCTTGTCCTAATATCCAAGCCGAGCTACCTGCCGGACTTAATGTTGCAGTCCAATCCCAACTTTGATTACTAGCGTTTACAGTATGCGTTATTGATTCTATCCAAAGTTCATCAGTAAAGCTACTACCGTCAACATTTACTATCTTAACAGATATTCTATCTCCGAACTCTCGTCCTAAAACTTGTTCCCAAAGAGAAGTATTCTCTCTAGGGTTAACAGATAAGGTATCTATTCTTAAGATTGGCAAAGAAGTTTCAGCAATTTTTTGTTCAATAATAGACAAAACATCAGAATCATTAATGTTAATTGTTGTTTTAGTACTCTCTTTAGGTCTGTATCTAAGTACAGAATCAGCGTCAGCTTTGTATTGTGTAGTACCACCACTTCTCTGCCACTCATAAACATTGATAATCTCATTGTCATCAAAGGAAGTAGAGACATTTGTGTATGGTAAGTTACTACCGTCATTACTAAATGTACCTTGAACATTGACTGCTTTAGTGTTTGAGAGTTTATAATCTCTATTTCTAAACGTTGCTTTACCGTCTTTAGAAATAAAGAATTGTCCATTCTCAGCAGTCTCACACTCTCTTAATCCAGTAAGTACATTTGTTGTTATAGGTTGTACAATAACTTGTTTTGTACCAGTAAGGACATCTCTCCTGTTACTAGGAAAACCAATAGAGTCTAAGATACGAGTAACTCTTGCAGAAGATAATTCTTGCGAGTCATCATAACTCAAACGTGTAGAGCTACCTAGTTCTGAGAAACCTGCTTGACCTAAACGCCAACCAATACCGTCTAACTGAGCAGATTGAAATATCTTAAATGCGTCAGCACAAGTGAAGGTAACAATAGAGTCTGCACCTTCTGAGATAAACTTTACAGGAATAGATTGTAAGAAACCTTCATAAATAACATAGGTTGATGAATCATAAGTAGCAGACATACGCACTCTTTTAAGAGGTTGTATCTTTGTTCTTGCGTTACTTGAGTCATAGTAGGGACTAGAAGTATTGTTAGGGTTAAACCTATTGTCAGCGTTTGATACAGAGAAGCTCATTGTACCTGCAACAAACTCTCCAATCTCATTGGCACGTCCACGTCTAGTAGTAAAAGCTCTAAGGTAAGTTGTTATATCAGTAAATGATTGTGACTCATCAAATGGCTCTGAATCAAAACCTACTTCGAGTGTAAGTGAAACATTGGAATCAAAACTCGCACTCATTATAAAGCCACATTAATACCTTTACGTTGTGCTTGCTTAAGGGCTTCTGCTACTGCTAACTGTACATCTTCACTTGTACCAAGTAAGTTACCAGTATTGACTGTAATGATAGTTCCACCTGCACCTGTACCTACTCTACCACCAGTAGATTCTGCAAACCTATCAACAAATTGTTCTCCTGCTTCTCCTAAACTTCCAAACTTCTTTGTTGGTGCAGGTGTTGTTGGTACAAAGTCATCTTCAACTGCTTCAACAATGTCGTCTATGACTTTATTTTCTGTTGGTGGTAAGCCTTGATTACCAATCTCACGTCCTGCAAGATTAAATAAAGCATTAAATTGATTCGTCAAGGTATCTAAATCTCCACCAATCAATCTAACTATTTCATTTATGCCGTCTTTAAACTTCTCTGCTGACTTTAAATCTTCTAATGCTGAGTCAAGTTCTGCCTTAGCTAGAGCCATTTCTAAGATGTTCTCAGTAGAGTTAGCAGTTGCCTTAGCCAAATCTTCTTGTGATTGTCTGTAATCATCTTGTGCTTCTCTAAGTTTTTCTGTTTGTTTAATTACATCTTCTTCTGCTCTCTCAATATCTCTTAAGGCTTGTTCTTCTTCTCTAGAGATAGCAGTTGATTGTTCAATTAATTCATTTAAGCGTTCTCTTGCGACTGCAAGTTGTAGTTTCTGTATCTCAGACTTTTCTTCTACTTTTTCAAGTTCTGATATTTGTTCTCTTTGTCTTGCAATAGCTAGGGCTTCTTCATTAGTTACTTTTGCACCAAGCCCTGATACTTTATTAAAATCTTCTTTAGCTTGCTCAACCTTACTGTTAGCTTTTTCTAAATCTTTATTAGCTTTATTTAAGTTAGTTAATGCTTTAGCTTCTTTATCTACAAGGTCTAATCTATCTTCCTCAATATCTCTAAGGTTTTGATAAGCGTCATTTAAACTTCTGAGAGCGTCTAATCCTGCCGTTGCTCTATCCCTAGTAAGTTTCTTCTCTGCTTCTATTTCTTCTTCTGTAAGTTCTATTGATTCTTCTTTAGTGTTATTTAAGTTACCTGTTTCTCTATCTAACTCGTGTGTGTTAGCAATTAAATCTCTTTGTATTGCTTCTTGGAACTTCATAGCTTCGGCAAACTCTTGATGTGTTCTAATTAAATCGCTCTCACTTGCTTCGGTACTCTCTATTGCAACGTTGTATTTATCATAAGATTGTTCAGACTTCTTGATTGCAATACCTTGTTCTTCCATAATGCGTTTGCCTTCTTCAATTTTTTTGTTGAAGTCAGATTGTGGGTCTATAACACTAAGTATGCTTGAGAGTAATTTATCAAAGAAACCTATTGTTCCTTCTAAAGCAGGTTTAAGACTATCGATTAGAACTAAACCAACCTCTGTAAATTTAGAAGATAATATATCTATTTGACCTTGTAAAGATGTAACTTGTTTGTCTGCAACGTCTTGAGTTGTACCACCTGCGTCATTAAGAGCAGATTCATACTCTCGTATTTGGTCTCCTGCACCTGACAAGATTTTAACTGCGTCAGCTACACCACGATTTAAACCTAACTGGTCTAATGTACTTGCTTTAAGTTCATCAGACATTGGAGACAATACTGAGTCTAAGTTCTCTACTAAGTCTGCAACATTAAGTAATTTACCTTCTGAGTCGAACATTTGTAAGTTAAGTTTTGCAAACTCCTCTTTGTTCTTGGCAGTAGCTCTAGGTATATCTCTAAGTAACTGGTTTAACTTCTCGCCTGCTTCTGCACCCTTAACACCTCTATCTGCAAAAGCTGATAAGACTGCTACACCTTCTTCGATAGATTTGTTGGCAACTTTAAGAGAAGCACCTGCTTTGTTTGTAAGAGCTTCTGAGAACTGTTGTACAGAAGCGTTAGCTAAGGTGTTAGCTTTTACAAGAACGTCTGTAACTCTTGTTAGATTTTCTAAGTTTTGTTGAGCGTCTTTAACTGTTAGTCCTAATGCAGACTGCGAGTCAGTTGCTAAGTCAGTAGCAAGAGCCATATCAAACATACCTGCTTGAGCAAATTTAGAAACTTGTGGTAATGCTTGTATAGATTGTTCTGCGTCTAAACCTGCTGACGCTAAGAAAAAGAATGCTTCTGCTGATTCATCAGCACTAATTCTTGTTTCGATTGCTACTTGTCTTGCAGACCTGCCCATAGCAATCTGTTGTTCTTCTGTTGTTTTCATTATGGCAAGAGATTGGTTGAGTTTATCCTCGAACTCTATGAACTCTCTTGTTGCACTTGATAAGGCTTTGACAAGGACTGTACCAACGGCAATAGCACCAACTTTAGCTACTGCACCAAACTTATTTAATTTCCCTGATGAGTCATCAGTTGACTTACCCAAATTATTCATTTGGGCTTTAGCTTTAGTAAATCCTTCTAGGACAAGTTTTATTAGGATATTTGAACTACCCATTATCTTTGTTTCCTTTTCTTAGCTTCTGCTTCTGCCATAGCTCGTTGTTTGTTCCTCTCTTGTTGTTCTACATAGTAGTATGTAGCCCACTGAGAATACTCTAATGATGACATTTTAGTTCGCAGTTCGCCAACTGTCATTCTTAAGTCACGAGCTAATCTGAATTGGAATACTAAGTCAGGGTTAGCTTTTGAAATCTTCGGCTAGTGCCGACTCAATCTCGCTTCCTACACCGTTAAGTGTATTAAGTTCTGCAAATATT